CGTCGTTGAGCCAGTACTGAAGCTCTGTAGCGGGCCAGCGAGCTGCCGTTGGGTCCTTTAACAGAACAAGCGCTCTAGTTATTAGGTCAACAACTTTTACTGTCGCCATGTTGGTGTTCCTTAGTTAGACAACCCGATAGGCTCAGTATCAGGAGGGGCAGGTTGTTCCTGTTCTTCTACAGGAGCAACTTCCTCGCTAGGAAGTTCAACTGATTCTACTATAGCCACTTTTGCAGGTCTACCACGCTTACGAGGAGTTTCTTCGCTATCTTCAGCCGCCAGCGCCCGACCCTCTTCGGTAAACACCATATCGTCACCGTTGAGCTGGCCGAGAATTACCCACTGCCCGTCGATTCGTGCGCGCGCCTTACCACGGCAAACTTCGCCACCAAGTTTTTCTACAAGGTCGTAAACAGTCATCCAGTCCTCCAAAAAATTAAGGGGGGCCGAAGCCCCCCAGTTTTACTGCTTAGGCTGGGGTTGCCACAGAGCTGAGCATGGCGATCCAAGTCAGGCCGGTAGACCCGATCTGGATGCACTCTACAGCTTGCTGCTGGCCTACCACCAAAGCGGCGTTAGCTGCTGCGCCGTTGATGGTACCGCCGACCGGTGGGTACACCTTGATGTCCTGAGCGGAATCGAGGTTAGCGATCACTATGCGTGACTGCGCTGACATGCCTTCAGGCAGAATAACGCCATCGTTGTCTGCGGCCACTGTAGTAACGGTAGCAATCGCGCCAGTAATAGCGGCTGCACCTGCTTGGGTTTGGGTAGTGCCAGCGGTAACGCCGGTCTGTACACCACCAACAATAGTTGGGAACTGAGTACCTGCCATGATTTTCTCCTTAATTAAGAGGAAGAGGGGGGCCGAAGCCCCCGTCTATTACGATGCCGAACCGACTTGGGCCAGAACCAGAGCTTCTGGCTTAACAACCTTGCGGCCATAAACTGCCAGACCGCGAACGATGTCGCCGAAGTCAGTTTGGTTACGCAGAGGCTCAGTCTTGTTGACAGTCATCGCGAAGCCAATAGCGTCTTTCGTACCAGCGATCATGGTACGGCGAGCTTTGGCGTTCGAGACTGTGCCACCAGTTGCGGTGTCGGACAGGCCAGCCACCAGTGCTTTACCAGCAGCACCTTTCGGGAGCAGGTTCGATACATAGACCGTGAAGCGGTCCAACATACCAATCTTGCCCGAACGGATGGTGCTCTCTGGGTCGCCAGTGAAGTACGCCTGAGCAATGTTCGACTGCATCAACAGATGACGGTCAAACGGAGAAATCAGCAACCAACGGCCAGTCTCAGGGACGTTTTGCTCGTCCAGAACCGACGACATACGCAGGATGGCGTTCAGCACGTTAGCAGCGCTGGACTGGTCAACCGGAGTGGTGTCAGTGCCGAGGTTATAAGCAGCGGAGATTGCACCTGCCGAACCACCTTCGTTTGCAGAAGCAGGACCTTCGGTCACGAATGAGTTGAAGAATACTTCGTTCTCAATCGAGATTTTCAGCTGCTTAGCTGCATCTTCGGTGAACATGTTCATCAGGTCGATGTCCGACTGATAACCCAGAACGTCGCTCACCTGAACGCCGAAGTACTTACCCTTGTTGACCTGAAGGTCGGTGTAGATAGGGGTTGGGACTTCATAGCTCAGGTTGTTACCGACTTCGTAATCAGAGATGCTGATCGACGGAGCCAAACGGATGCGAACGGTGTCGCCTTGGTTCTTCAGTTCACCTTCCCAAGTCGTGTTAGCGATCTCGGCAAGCATGGTGTTCTGGTAGAACTTAGCGTTCAGTTTGCCCGACCAGAGGGTCGGGATAAAAGCACCAGAGTAGCTAGGATTGGTGTTAAACGGCGCGTTTGCCGGAAATACAGTAGCCATGATGGCCTCCTAAAGTAAGATCAAAGTTGGTTTTCGATCAAGGCCACTGTTCTTAGATTACGCTGTGACGCGTCCTTCAAGATAAGCAGCATCGATCTCGGCTTCAAGTTTTTTAGCCTCGTCGTACTTACTGCTACGGGTCAACTCCGCAACCTTCTGGAACATCCGCTCCACCTCACGGGTGGTATAGGACTTTCCCTTCTGGCTGACTGGCGTCTGGGCCGTAGCCGAACGAGTCGGCTGAATTTGACGTTCCACTTCTGATTGCCGCGTGTCGATCTGTGGGGCTGCTTGCGTATCACGGAACAACTTAACGTAGTACGCAACGCCATCAGCGTCGCCACGTGCGTATGCGTCTTGCGCAATAACACGGCGAGCAGAACGCAGAATAGGATCGAACTCATCGAGCCATGCTATCCACTTGGGGTCGTTATTGATCTGATCAAAATCTGGTATGAGATGCCGCAGTTTCTGATCAAACGATACTTCCCCAACACGAGAGTCTGTCTGAACAAGCTCATCACGCAATTTCGCGTTCTCCGCAGCCAATGCTTCTAGCCGCGTTTCAAACTCTGCCGCTACTTCACGCGCAACTTTACGCTGTACCTCAATGAGATCAGCACCAAAAGTTTCAACGTCAGCATCGGTTACAAGAGATTTCCGACTAGGTTCCGTGCGCTCAACAGGCTTTTCAGCTTGCTGGGTACGCAGTTGGTTAATGAAGGTTTCGAGTTCTTTGACTTTTGCATGCAGTCTAGGAACATCAGCATCGTACATACCTTGAAGGGTACGGTACTTCTGCTGCCACGTTTCCTCCGGTACCTCGGCGGTCTTCGTCTCGTTTGGCTTGGTTTCAGCGTTCGGAGCAGGTTTATCTTCACTTACAGGCTCTGCTGTTTCTGGTGCTGGTTCCTCCGGTGGTGTTTCTTCCGGTGGCTCAGCGGTTCCAGCCAGCTGCTTCTCTAGTTCCTCGATTTCTTTCAACTGCTGCGCTACTTGCTTAGGCAATGCCATAGTGTTTCCCTTTCAGCTCCAACTCTGTCTTGCCGCTCCTCTCGGGTGTGCAGTTAGACATAATGGTTTGCTACGGTTGATATTCGGCTATTTAAGCCGCTCCATAACTGTAGGCGCTGTCTCCAGTGCCTCCAGAAAATCTTGCAAAACCTTGGCTTGGCCTTGGAGACGGCGAAGCAGATGCTCATCGTCAGCGATAACGAGAGAGGTTTTGACTTCTTCCAGCTTTTGTCTAAAGAGCTTGGTCAAGCCCTCGTGCTCTGGTCCCCGGTACCGCGATAGAAGACCTAAAGTAGCTCGATCGGGCTTAACACCGATAAAAAGATTCATATCTAAATGGTAAGCACTATACGAAGTCCTTGTCAACAAGGTATTGCAAATTAAACTCCGTTTGGCCTAGGGGACATAAAATTCGATTCCCTGCCGCCTACCTGCGAACCATCGGGCAACATGTTCTTGGGTTGCTGTTGCGCGCCCGGAGCTGCGCCAGCGCCCTGCATAGCTTCTTGCGCCGCGCCCATGAAGGTCGCGATCTGCTGTTGGAGCTGTAGGATTGTCTCTTGCTGTTGCTGGATGATGTCCACAGTCGGACGGTCAGGCACGATGCGGTCCACATTACCCGACAAGTTCCGCGCAGCGTCGCGAAGCAGTTCCGCCGTGCCGTTCATGCCAACGATCTGCGAAGCGACTGGGCTGCTTAGAACAAGCTGCAAGAACTCATTGCGGCGGATCGCTTCCGACTCCTTGATCACCAGCGACTGAGCGCCCTTGGCGACAACCTTCAAGTCACCGATGAAGTCTGGGTCTTGGCTATAGCGCAGGTTGTCTTGGTACAGGCGCTCTACAATCGGGATCAGGATGTTCTGGTCGATGTTGCTAATAACCTGTTTGATACCCTTGCCCGCGTTGGAAATCAGCATCGACAGACCAGACGACGTACGTCCTGCGCCAGCCACATGCTCGCCCGTCATGTAACGAGGGATCATCGTGTCCTCGTCCGCGCGCTGTGTAAATTTCTCAAACACAGACATCAGTTCCTGCGCGTTGCTGTTGGGCTGGAAGAACGAGAGCGGCGCTGCTGAGTCGTTGTACTCAGAGGACTGGAACTGCCAGACCTTCCATGGGTACATCTCAGTGATCTCTTCGCCCGCTGGGATGCGGGAGATATTGACCCCGACCTGTGGGCCAGAGCTAATGCCCATGTTGTTTGCCAGCGCACGAGCCGATGAGTTGACCATAACCTGTGAGTCACGGCAGAGGTCTGTGACACCCTTGCCCTCGACTGACCCGGGCAGGTTTTCGTAGGAGGTTAGGAAGTACGGCTTACGACCAAGCGGGTCGTAGTTCAATACCGCACGAATGACGACGTTACCAATCAGCCAAATCTCGCAGGGGTACGACAACTGTGGGTCAGGAATCTCTTCCTTGCTCATGCCCCAGTCGATCAGCATCTGACCTTGGACGGTATCCCACAGCTGTAACGCGTCCACCAAGTCGTCGGTGTGCAACGCGTAAGTGAGGTTCTTGCCTTCAGCGGTCGCCTTGGCCGAGTCAGTCCACAGCCACTCTTTTAAGTTGCCCAAACTGAACTCATCCAACACCGAGCGGATGGCATCTTCCGAGTAACCATCAACGCCGATTAGCGACTCAAGGTTCTCGCGAGTCATCTTGTGGCGCTCGATGATGTAGCCGTCGCTTAGCTTCCAAGCCCACGGTGCCCAGTAGAGCATGAACGGATCAACACGTTCCCACTCGTTGCGGATTACATCCACTGTGGTCAGCTTGCCCTCGACGTACTTCATCGACTTGCGCCGACGTTTCACTGGCCCCTTCAATACAGCGTAGGGGAAGGTCACGATGTCATCTAAGAACTCATCGAACGCTGCGTGGAAGTTACCCTCAACCATCTGGTCTTCCATCTTGCGTTCCATACGCTCGATGCGTTTATCCGCCTCTTCTTTCATCTCCCGCATCGCCTGATCTTTCATGGCATCTGCGGCTTCCTGCAATGTCTGTGGGTCTATCGACTGCCCCTCGGCGTACAGCGGCATCAACCGTGCGGCCATCTTCGCTTGCAACTGCGCCACGACATCCGGCGGCAGTTCTGGCATGGGCGTCGCCTCAAGGTTCCACGGACGATCCGATCCTGTGCCAAGCAAGGTATCTCGCAGCCAGCTCGTCGCTGCGCGGCACTTAACTGAGGTCAGCTGTATATAAATGTCAGAGCCGCCCTGCTTCTCGATCTCTGCCAGTTTCTCTGGGTCGTACTCGCCGTTGCGCTGACGCAGCCCTTGCAGCATGCGCTCTTCCAACTCTCGCTTGGCAAGTCTGGCGGTGTCCCACCGAGATTTCACATGAGCCGCTAAGCCCTGAATAATGGGCTGTGCGTTCTGTTCTGCCGCGCGCTTCTTGGATTCAGCCTCCAAGTCGGCCACCCGTGCGACGGGCATGAGTGCAAGACCTGAGTTCATGGTGGTTCCTAACTTCGAGAGATGCTTGTGTTTACACTCACGGATATGTTATGTCAAGGTGTCACGTATACATATATTGTACGCGCTTAACTTCCCGTCGAGTACTAGCCATCGCCACTCCGCGCACATTCATATCAATCACGCTATCGGCGTACTGGTTGGCATCGTGCACGTGCGAAAACTCGTTCTTGTCCGGGCTGTCCTCCGACTCCCCGTTTTTCTTGACCTTGTACCGGTAGCCCGACCGAAACCCTTTGATAAGTTTCTGACAACGCGGGTCGATCAAATACATCGCCTTGCCCTCAACTTGCTGAGATAGCAATCTTTCCACGGCCTGAATCCGCAACTCTGGCTTGTTGGTCGGCGGCTTAACGCACTTAAACCCAGCGGCTTTCAGCGCATCGACTAAAGTCATCTCGTTCAACTGAGTCTTGGCATACCCCGCTGGGTCCGGCGCGCAGAGCACACTAAACCCCGGGTAGTTATTCGCCACGTACGGCGTAAGCTTGGTCCGTATGAACGTCTCGATGCCCATGTTCTCCGAAGTCAGCTCACCTAATGTCAGTACGCGACCACGTGGGTCCCGCTGCTTAAACACCGCCGCCGGTGTGCGCCCAAAGTCAACGCCGATAATTATGGGATAGTCTGACGAGTTGATCGCCTTTAATTCAGACGACGCTACGTGGAAGTCTGAGTAGAACGATTTCTGATACACCGGAGTGCCGGAGAGCGACCGCCCGAATTTGTTGTGGATGTAAACGTCGATCCAGTCCTCGGTCTTGCCTTCTGCCAGCGTGGCGTAGTACCCATCGACCAAGTTATCAT